CATCCAATTCTTGGTGAAAAACTTCTGCTTTAACCCATAAGGAATGGTGTACATGTACTTCCACTTGTAACCGTCACCAGTTTCAATGTATGGATTCGCTGGTAGCTGCCCGTCAATATCAATCGTTGGCTCAATCGTAGAGGATGCTTCATAATTGTTGAACAGGCACTTGAACACCTGATCCTTGGTGTTGCGCACATAGAAGTTGTTCGCAAACTGTGGATAAGTGTTCGAAATACGAATAGTATCCGTATTGCTATACGCCACCGAAACGTTGCTGTTGATCGTTATGGCTGTTGCATTAATGAATCCAACGACTTCCTTGGCTTCATGAGCAATCTGAATGATGTTTCCGGTTGCAATGTTTCCGGTAAAGACTGCCGTGTTAGCCACAACAACATTACCGCTTGCGTCCACGGTACCAATATCCAGATGTTCCTCATATGAGAAAAGGGCTTGACTGTCCGAGTATTGGTCATAATGAATTCCAGCCACCCAATCGCGGCGTGGAATGACCTGATACATGGAAGCCGACTCAACCTTCTTCATTGCAATCATGTCGCGCCAGACCTGATTGGCATAGTTGGTGGAGAATACAATACCTTCGATTTCGCTAGGTTCTTCTGGATCAACAGCATCACCCCAACGAATCGGACGCCCAATCGAAAGATACGTATTGGCACCCGTCGTAAAGATGTTGTTCTTAATGCTTTCCACAATTTCCAGCTTCAATAGTGGAGTGATGATGAGTTTATCGTGCATGTTATTCTACCGTGATGATTTCGTAATCATAGTTAGCCGTAATGTAATTTGGCGCAATGAGGTAAACCACATTACTACATGTGTTACCGACTGCCGTATTTAGGGTCATGGTGTTAGCACCCCACGAAGAAACCTGTAGCGTTTCAGTGTAGCCATTTGCCTTGAAGCGAATTTCGTCACCCGCAAGCAAGAAGGTAGATAGTGTACGCTCACTATCCACAATCGTAACAACATCATTGCCCTCTTCGGAACTCAGGCGACCATAGCCGACAAAGCTGAAATCTCCCTCGACTTCCAGTTCCGTGTTCGAATTGACCGCACTGATGATCTTAACCTGACTGCGCCATGCCTTGCCTGCCGTGCTGTCCTTGAGATAGAGCATGTCCCCGACAAATGCGGAGTATAGATTGCCCGTTCCATTTGCCCAAAACGTCGAAATACCATTGACCACGTTGCTCCAAGTGTTGCCGACATTGATCTGGCTACCCGCAGGAACAGCCGAGTTGAGATAAATGACCGAATTGGAGTTGATGCCCTCGGAAAGCTGCGAGCGAGTAATGGTGCGAGACAGCATGAGAGTGCCGATTGGATGTACGATATCCTTGAGCGAACTCTCGTATTCCGACAACGACTTCTCGGATTCGATGACGTAGGAGTAATTCTGATAAACGCGACCATCCTGCAATCTCTTGTCGGAGCTTGGGAATCCATCTGTGTTGAGATAGAAGCCGGGGAACTTGATAAGTCCCTGATAGAACTCCGCAGTGCCTCTTGCCTTGCCGTCACCATAGAGATATGGATTAGACAGTCCGTTTGCGCGAGTAGCGGCTGGATAATCGGCTGGTGCTGGCACTCTTGCGCTCGTATTGACCGAGAACTGAACGCCACCTTCCGACGTAAAAATCTGGCTGGCAATGGTCGAAGTGTTACCGGAATAATTAAAGATACGCAACAGGCGCAGCGAGCGATTATAGTCCTTGACGATGCCTTGGAAAATTGCAGTTTCCAGCGTTGGTCCCTGATAGACGCGCTCGCCCTCGGAAAGATTCTCATTATCGTCAATGCCATCCACGATCATGTCCGCGACCTTGAACGACACCAGTGGCTTGTCAATGTAGTCGAAGCCACGGCTGATCATGCGAATGTCACGGACTCTTCCAATCTTACCCGTCTGCACTTCAACTTCTAGTCCTTCACCAAATCCATAGGCAGTCAGAATGGCATTTGCACCGCCACCCACTGAATTTACAACCACTTGGCGATCCGCAACGGCATCGGTATATCCTTCGCCGCGATTTGTGATGGTCACAGAGACAATTGCTCCACTTTCTTCGGTTATATAACCCGCAAAATTGTAGCCGCGTCCAATAATAGACACAGAATCGCCGTTTGCGTAGCCGTCGCCGGGATTATCAATGTAAATATGAGCAATTTGTCCGAAAACACTCATCAATTGGCGCGTATTGGCTTTGTCTTGGTACTCCGCAGGGTTCTCGTAGTTATAAACTGCACTCAAAATCGTGTCAAAATAGCTTTCCGTGCCGACTGGTGGAGGGTCTTGAAAGCCATATCCACCGTTGATCACGTTGTAAAGCACTACGCCACCCGTATCCAGCGTTTCGTAGAGCAGGGATTGGGCAAAAGTTGAGTTCAAATTAGCTCCCAACCAGTAATCGCCGTTGGGTGGATCGAAATCGGTGAGCGAATCCACGGTGTAGTTGTGCAGGGAGTCAACCGTAGTCAGAGTTTGCCCGACCAAAAAGCCTGTTGTATCCAGCGGAACGGTATTTTGAACGTTGTACAACACCACTTCCAGACTTGCGCCGGTCCAACTAGTGTTCGCGGTCAGAATTTGCGCGGTAAAGTTGGCTGTCTCGTAGCTGCCGTCCGAGTTTGCGTAGATTTTTTCGCCGGGAATCCACAGATCACCACCCGCACCGGAGATATGAATGACGATATTGTGATTGGATTCTGTGAAAAGCGGATAGAAGGTGCTGCCGTCCCCGATAACCGTCGAGTCGAGATAGCTGACCGGAATCTTGTCCACGGTAATTGATTCCAGCCACGATTCCTGAGAGTTCGCACCCACGGTAGTTGTGACACCCGCGACCCGAATATCCGTAGACTGATTAGCGTTTGGATCGTCATTTTCGCCGCGATAGACGATTGCTTCGGTATTCCAGTACGTCCGATAGCCATAGCCGGGGAAAAGGACTGTCAGACCTTCAACAGAACCGACTGTGACGTTTCCGACCACTGCGACGGCATCGTTTGCTTCCACGGTGTCCGCAAGACCGCCATAGACCACCACCGGATCACCAATCTTGTAGAGCAATCCACGCTTATTTGGATTAATCGTGATGCCCGAAATCGAACCAATGATACGTTCGCGGAAAAGTTGCTCGTTGCCGTTTGCGTCTACATACGGAATTTCCAGATATTCGCCGTTCGTGAATTCCTTCTGAACGTTCGAAACGTACATTTCCAGCAATTCCGCGCCGTGCAACGTAAAGGTGTTCAGCAACGCAGCTTCTACGATGGTCGTTTCCGTAGCCGGATTATAAATGTAAATCGTGCCAGTCGAATCATACGTTCCCGACAGATTATCAATGACCAGAGTCGTATTGCCGGAATAGTAAACGTCTACCTTGGCTGAAAAAGTCGGATTACTGTATAATCCCTGATAAACTTCGTAGTCAGCCAGAATGTCTACGACGGTGTTTGGCGTGATTTCCAGAATCTTCTTGAGCAACGAGCCGCGACTGGTGTCCACGGTCTTGTTTGCGGATTCGATGATACAGGTGGCTTTGGAGATACTTCCGGTGGCTTTGTGCTTTTCCAGAAGATTTACATCTATGTCCTCGTTTGCGGTGCTTAGAGTTAGCTGGAAGGCTTGAGGAAGTTTCCACTTGCCGTCCGACGCGATCAAAATCTGCTGCTTAGGGTAGTAAATCTCTACGTCTTGCCCGAACAGGACGCGGAAAAGCCACTGAACGGACTCTACGCTGCCCTTCTTAACGTAAAACTCACGCGCCCCTTTCAGGACTTTTACGAGGTCTAGCTGCGAAGTCTCAGGAAAGTACGGCAGCAATTCCTTCTTGAAAAGGCGAATGAACGGGTCGAGCGTGTTGTCAATGTCACGATATTCGCCACTTTTTAGAATGTGATAGACCGTATTGCCCTTTGTTTCATCCTCGCACCAGCGATAGTAGGCTTGCAGGAAAGCCTGAAACTGTGGATTGTCAGCCCGAACAAAGTCCGGTAGCTGGCGTTCGATCAGTGCGCTTACGGTTTTTTCTGCTGCTGCCATGGGATTAGACCGTTCCTACTCTAACGACGATTGCGGCTGGATCGGAATCGTCCAGCGTCAGAATTGCGTTGCGCTTGGTCGAGAAAACATTCGTGTCTGGCGAAGCCTTAAAGGTCATCGTGCCATATGGATCGTTCACGGAAATCGGCATAAACGAGTCGAGAACGATGTAACCGTCATCGTAGTAGATCGTTCCCGCGTTAGGATTGATGATCTTCTTGATGTTGTTCGAATCGTAATAGTAAATTCTAAGCGTTCCCTTCTTGCCCTGCAAAACGGGTCTTAGCTGTGCGCCACTGCCGCTGCCGCCTTCGGCTCTTGCAACCGCTGCGGAATATCCCGTTCCCGCATTCGTCACAACGACGGACTTTAGCTTGCCGTTGACGATGATTGCGGAAGCGGCTGCGCCTTCTCCGTCGCCGTCTATGACGATTTTCGGAAGTTCCGTATACTGGTCGCCGGTTGCGAGGACTTCGATGTAATCAATGCCCGTAAAGGACTGCGGCACTTCTTCGATGAACGCGGTGCGCTCTACGCCGAATTCGTCCACGTAGCCAAAAGACGGCTCGCTATAAAGCCGGTCTAGCGCGGTTCCCTTGCGAAGCGGCACGTAAAAGTCAATTCGATAAGATTTTGCTTGATTTAGCAGCGGACGGAAACGCTTTTCGATCAGCACCTTGATGGAGTTGTTCTGAATGCTCGGATCAGCCTCGTCCACTGCGCGAACCAACTTGGACATTCTGAAAGTGTTATTAAAGGTATTGAGATAGGTGTTGGCGAAGTTTTCCACCGCGCTTCTAACGGCTGTCTGAATTGCGCCTGCGGTCTTCGTGGTCTGGCGCGGATCGTACACTACGTCAATGATGAAGTTCATGTAGTTGTAATCCGGCGCGACGTACTCTGGCGTTACGGTCAGCACGGAAATTGGGCGCAGAACCTCGTCCTTCATGTACTGAATTTCCGTCTGCGTCACTTCGTAATTGCCTCTTGGCTTGCAGGAGAAGAAGATTTTCCCATAGACCGGTGGCGAGTTTTCCTCTCCACCCCATACGGAAACGGAGTCGAAGTACGGATAGTTGCGGCTGATCAGGGCTTCGTAATCGTTCTTAGTGACAGCGCGGTTTTGGGCAATGAAAGACTTCGGCGCGGTAAAGCGAATGGATTCGATATCTTCCGCTTGCTTTCCTGACGAACTTTCCTGCGTTACGACCAGTTGCACTGTCGAACCCGGCTTTGGATTAGACGATAGCTTGAAGCTGCCAATTCCGTTCGCTTCGTCGCCGCTCGTAACGACATAGCTGACCAGCACCAGATTGCCGTCATCCAGAGCGCGTCCAATCACGCCGTCGCCAAAGTAAATCTGATATTTGCCGTTGCGGTTTTCCTCTAGGTAGTAGACCGGATCATCGCTTACTACCGAAGTCGCATCTTCCGCGAGTTCAAACGTTTCCACGGCAAAGTTGTCCGCGCCCTTCTGAACCTGAACTGTAATTGTACTTGTATCAATGCCTTCGTCGGGAAGCTCAAAGACCTGTTTCTCGTTCGTGTCTGCGGCGTAGGTAAAGACGTAGCTGACGGGATTTCCTTCCTTGATCTGGACGGAATCGAAGTTGAACCAGCCGTCTACGTTCTTGCTAGCCACGCGGCTTTCGACTGAGACAAACCCGTAACTTTTGCCGTCCTTTGGCGCGGAAGTAAACTTCGTGAATTTCGGCAGCGTCATAGCGGAATTCGACCCGCCGACGACTTCCTGAAACGCGACATTGATCGTAGCCTGAGAAGCGACTCTGGAACGCGGGGTGTATCCGAGAAGCTTTGCATGGGAAACGACAGACTGGCGAAGCTGCGCGGTGTCTATGAACATTTCGTTGCCGACCATGTTCATGTAGTAGCCCATGTAGTGCGTGTTGTAAGCTAGAACGTCCAACAGCACCGAAAGCGCACTGCCGTCAAAGTCGTAGTCCGTGAATTCCGGCTGGCTTCTGAGGAATTCCTTGAGGTTGGCTTTGATTGAGTCAAAGTCGAGTTCTGTGATGCGAATCTTTTGTGCCATGTTATCTTATCCGTTCTAGGAAAAGTGTAATCTGAATTGGATCAGCCCGATTGATGATAAAGAACGTCAGCGTGACCGAATAGCCGTTGTTGTCGTAATCCGGCGTGACGTTGATCGAAGTCAGGTCTACGCGGGGTTCATGCTTGCCGATGGTCAGGCGAATCTCTGCGGCAATCGCACTGCCCGTAATGTTGTCCACCGGCTCAAACAGATGTTCCCGCAGCTTCGAATACAGATTGGGTTGCCAGAGCCGTTCATAGCGCCCCGTCTGCAAAAGTCCTGCGATAGACTGTATGATGGCTTTGTCGCCGGTTTTGCGCGTAACGTCACCCGTCACCGGATGCGCGGCGAAGTTAAAGTCTAAGTCTTTGTAGAGGCGAGCTTGTTCAGCCATTATCGTCTTCGTCCACGATTGCGGTCTTCGTTGTGCTATTTAGTGTAGATTGTAAAGTGGTATTAGCGATTGCGTCTTCGTAACCGCCAGCCAGCGCGTAGGCAATCGTCAAAGCTTCCGACTTTTTGCCGCAAGTGACGAATGCTTCCCAATCCGTGTCTATACTGTCCTGAATCAGATTGGCGCGAGTTGCAATCGTCTGACTCCAAACGTTGATCGTCGCGGACTGAGTAGCCAGCGGCGAAGCCAGAAACGCGGAAGCTCGCAAAGCCCGAAGCATGTCGTTCATTTCGCGGGATATGTTCTTGACTACCGCGCCGTTGTATCTTGACTACCGCGCCGTTGTATAGACTGCCCGACTGCTGGCGAACGTAGTCCACGCCGTCGTTCAGAAAGTTCGAAAGCGTCTGATGGTTTTCTATAATTTTACTTTGACTTACGTTCGCATACGACTGCGCAGCCCGACTTACCTGTAGGCGCGTTCCGTGTATGACGAAATCCGTGTTCGCTTCCGTAGTGGTGGCGAAGACTTCGATGTTCCCCTGATAGAGCCGCGTGGTCAGAGTGACGAATGGATTCTGCGTGTACATGGCTGCGATTTCGCGAGTGTAAGCGTGATGCCCATCATGCAATATGTAAAGCTCGTTCACCTGATGCCCACGATCCGCTGCGGCAGCGGTGGCTTGCACAATGTACTTCGCGCTACGGAACTTTCGCGCATTGAATCGGAAAATGATCTGCGGTCCACCCGAAAGTCCGTATAGATTCAAATACTCCTGCGTCGAGTCTGCGGTGGCTTCGGCATTCGGACTGTCTTCTGCAAGCGTCAATCCCGATAGCCTATCCGTATGATCCGCAAAAGCGTCAAGTTGAGCCACGCATCCCGAAAGTCCGTCCGGTCCACCGATAGCCTCGCGAAGATTCTTATATTCCGTATTGAGCGAAGGATTAGTCGCAATGCCCGACAGCGCAATGTTCAGATTCGCATAGTTGCCTTCCGTATAGTACAGAAGCAGATTGCGCATGGAGTCAATGTCGGCGGCTAGCGGATTGTGCGAAAACGTAGTCAGACCAGCCTGTAGCCCATTGACGTTCGCTGCGGCTGTCATGGCTAGCTCGACCAGCGCGTTGCTCATCATCGGCACCCATTCTGCGTCCACTGCGTTATACGTCATGGGCGCTTCGGTGACTGGCTCGGCGTCCAGTTCGTCAAAGAGTGCGTCCGTATCTTCGATAATCTGCGAATACGGGACAAGCACGGTGTTTGCAGGCGCGGGTGCAGGAACGTAGACCACATTTGAAGAGGTAGAATGGCTCGTAGTCAAAAATGTTATCGTTTTTGGATACAGCTTCTTACCAGTCTGTCGTACTTCCTGTTCTACAGTGGTGAAAGTGACCTGTGGCAACATAGGTGCATACAGCTTGAGGACTATGCCCTTGTCCTGTGCAGCTAGGAATAAGTCATAGTTCTTCTGTTGTAGCTCACGTTGTACATCCGGCATGAATGCTGTGAACTGCCCTGATAGCCCATTGACTGCATCCTCAAAGGTGTGCGTAGCCACATGCAGCTTGCTCTTGTCCCTCTCTGTACGTAGTATGGATGCATAGTCTGTTTGTGCCTTCTTATAGGCAATCAGATATTGGGATGCTGTTATTCTCATGGTGTCTTGAGTCCTGTATTAGATGGTGAGCTAGCTGATCCTGTTGGTAGAATCTTACAAATAGACTTAGGACACTTGACCTTGTTTGCAATCTTGCCAGCCAATGAGACTGACTTACCCTGTAGTGCGGCTGACTTACCCTTTAGATTGAGCTTGCCCCCTGCACCTATCTTGATGACTCCACTAGCCTTGATATCTACTGTCTGTCCCTCTTGCTTGAGTGCGCCACCCGCCTTGATACGTACAGCACCCGATGCAGCCATATTGATTTCACTGGCTTCCACATTAAACTTACCCATAACCTTAAGATTAC